CGTTGTATAAGTTACGCCCATTCCATCTTGGATACAAGCCTTCATCTGTCTTGTCAGATTCTTCTTGTCCATCAAATGGAGCATCTGAGTAAGGCCAGAGGGTAACCCACTTATCAGGGTCCTCGTTGGTCTCAAGCATCGCTGGCATAGCCAGATAAGTCCAAGGGACCAAGCCACCTGGGTATCTATCGGGGTTGCGTAATTCTTTATAGAGGTCAACGGCTGCCACGCGGGTACCGATAACGATTAGCTTACCTGTTGGGTTTAGACGGGAGCGTACATCTTGGGTAAGCCACTTGATTTGTCTTTCAAAGTCATTGGCGTTACTAAGGGTAACTGCGTCATCTATGATAATCATATCTGCACGCTTACCGTAAATCTGACCACCAATACCTACAGCTTCTAGGTTTGGGTCTTTCTCAGATGACTCACGGAGTTCATCACCGAAGGTGACACGGGTAGCCTGCCAAGAGGCTGTCTTAGATTTGAACCCAACCCCAGCGGCATATGCCTGCTGTAGTTCTTCGTACATTGGGTGCGTCAGTCGCTGCTTTATAGCATAAAGGAAGTCAGCTGCTAGACGCTGGGTTTGGGAAACTATGAGAACTCTAAAGTTCGGATTATTGACAATCTTCCAGGTTACGTAGTCTACGGTGACGGTAATAGACTTTGCGTGGTTTGGCGGAATGTTGATAAGGATACGGTTATTAGCCATACCCTTTTCGTACTTCATAGAGGGGTGAAGCCAGGAAGGTTCCTTGCCCTCAATCACATCTATCAGGTTCTGCTGATGTGGAAAGGTTTGGGACTTTAGAAACTTGCTTCGGAAATCTGCGAAGGATAGGTTGTCTAGGGTCTGCTCGATAAAGGAAGCACCACGTAGGCCTAGCCTAGTTCTGTCTACCTTGTCTTTCCATACAGGGTCTGTACGGCGGTAGTACTCATAAGATTTTATAGATCGACCAGCGGAGGCAACGGCGGCCTCTACAGTCATACCCTCTGCGATAGCAGATAGGATAACTCGCTTTGCGATCTCTGCGGTATTCTCTGCCATTTTGTCCTAACAGTCTGTGGGCAGAATACACCCAACTAAAAGTGGTGCCTTGCACCAAACTACCGTTTGCTGCCAGGCCCCCTTTGGGGGCGCTTACCGCCACTTCCCTAACGGGCGTAGCGTAAGCGTAGCTACAGCAGGTAGACTCACGCCAACCTGTCTACCTGTCTATACTGTATTAGGCAGGAAAAAAAAGCGGTTTCCCGCTTTTGTTCCAAAAATCTTTTATTTGTGACGAAGGTCACAGATAAATACGGACAAACTGGTACAGATCACGAGAATAGCTTCACTTTAGTGGAGATATTTGAGTGGGGTCTATACAGGGTTTGGTGGCTAAGTTTATAACCTACGGTCACCCTTGTCTTTGTGCTGGCTTTTCTTGCCCTGCCTATCGGCAAGGGCAGGGAGTTGGGGAAGGTGATGGGGGCGATAGCACCCTCGGCACCCCTATCGCGCCCCCACAGATTTATATTTTTCCCCTGACCTGTAAATAAATACCAGCACCGATAACCGCGCCAACTCTCTCAACCAATTCTCAACCCTCAAGTAAAGGTCGAGATCGAACATCTGTTCGAGAGATACCTAATCACGGCAGACTCTCAACCCCTGCCGATAGTTGAACTTTCAACTAATTAGACCTGAAAAGGTTTGACCAGTTATGACCGAAACTCCCTGCCTAATGGGGTAGATACACCCACCGAATTGTGTTATGCTCGCCCTGAAAGGGCGCAAGTTGCGCCCGCGAAAGGATAGAAAATGACACAATACTTTGTGTTGGTAGATATAAACAGCAACACCGACAAAGCTGTTTGGACTTTGACCCGCGAACAGCTTGACGCTATCACCCGCCTACTAATTGACAAAGGCGACTTCGAGGCGATTAGCCTCGGCACATCTATAGACAGAGCTGTCAGAGCTGTAAGCGGAAAGGTAAGCGCATAATGAACAAGACTATCAAGACCCCTGAGGGCGAGTTTGACCTCGAATACTTCAGACCAGAGGCAGAGCCTCGCGCTGTTCAGGTTGAGGGCTACTTCTACCCTGCCAACTCTGATGATGAGATAGAGCTGGGCGAATTCACCTTCTACGGCGAGCCAAGCATTGAGAACGCGCTGGCGGATTATATGTCAAGAGCCAAGAGGATTATCAAAGGGAAGGTGGGCGCATAATGAACACAAGACTATTGGAAGCACTAGAGAGCGCAAAAGGACAACTCAAAATCGCGCAAGAGGTAGAGAGCGCAACGCAAGAGGCAACCGACTCAATGGATAGAACCTATTGGGAAGGACAGGTTGATGCCCTGTCTTTTGTTGTTGAACTTATGAGCGAGAAAGTGAGCGCATAGTGGAAATCGTAAAGATAACAAGTGATGACCGAGTGTTATGCCTATCCTGCGGGGTAGATGATGATGGAGTAATCGTGAGCCTAGAGGATAGGGCAGACCTAAAAGGTGAAAAGTGTGACCAATGCGAGAGAGGGGGCGAGTAAGTAAAATCGATCGAGTTCGGTGCTTTACTATGGGGGAGAGTCACGCTAACCTCTCCCCTGTGGTAGCCCACCGAGGGCTAGAACGACAACAGCAAAGGATAGGAATATGGCATATCTAAACAGCACACAAGAGGAAATGAAGAAGGAAATTCTCAATGAAATCAACAACAACGGGGCAGACTTTGAGGACATCAAAGACCGCTCAGGGGAGTGGATAGACGGCTATCTCCCTGTCTATAACAACCGCATAATCGAAGAGTGGGTGAATATGCCCTCTGATTACAACGACAGAGGGGCGACAGAGTTAGGGATGAGCGAAGAGGGCGGGATTATTCAACGGATGACCCTTGACCTTTACCTCTATTACTCTGATTTATTTTCTGAGGTATTGGAAGAGGTAGAAGAAGAACTCAAAGAGAAGGAAGAGGTGAGCGCATAATGAACCTACAACAACGAGAGGCAGAGATTTTAGCTACAACCGAGGCGGACAGGGATGAGGACAACGGCAACCCGATAGTCGAGGCGGAGAGATGTCCGAACCGCTTTCGTGTGATGTCCTTGTTCTTTTCCGATAGTGACGGCGTAACGATTACAGAGGAGTTAGACAGCGATGAGCAGGGGCAGTTCATCCGCGTTGAGTATTTCAACGAGGAAGGCGAGAAGGAAGTGACAGAGGGCGCACTCTACGAGTGGGCTATCAACTACTACGAGGGGGCGAACTGATGTTTGAGGTTTCTACTAAGTGGCAAGACGGGGCGTTGTCCTCGCTGGTTTATCTCGCCGTGATTATCGGCGTGCTTTGGATACTATCTAAAATTGAAATCAAAGAGAAAGAGGGCGAGTAGTGGGGGCAATATGGCAGGTTTCGATCGAGTTAGAACCTCTTAGTTACACCATAGAGGCAGACACAGAGGAGGAGGCTTACAACTTAGCTGAGGAAATGCTATTAGGTGAGAGCCAGTATGACCTCGCAAAATACTCAAAGATGATAGCTGAAAAGATAGAGAGAGAGGGCAAGGAATAAAATGGGCGCAGATTTATTACTAACTTATGTCGAGGTAAAGGAAACAAGAGAGCAAGCACAAAAGAGGTTAGACAACTTGGTGCTAACAGAGGAGGACTTGGGTAGATTCGAGGATACTGGCTATTACTTTTGGGAGGATGAGGAGTTTAGCGAGGAGGTATCTAAGCAAATGCGGGAGAAATTACAGGCTTGTTTGAACTGTGTCTATGATGTGGCAGAGGGTAAGAGCTACTCCCGAGATGTGACCACCTTTACATTAGACGGCAACCGGACTTTCCTAATCACCGGAGGTATGTCGTGGGGAGATGAACCTTCAGATTTCTTTAGTGACTTTTGGATTTTCTTTGAGTTTCTTGGGTATCCCTCACACCTATCACCTGATAGCCAACAAGTGAAAGAGTGGGAGGCCGTCAATGTCTAAGACTATTGCCTACTACTGGGATGATGAGATGATGTGCCTCCAATGTTGGAACGGCTTTGTTGGATCAAAAATAGATAGCGAGGACTTACCGGAGGGCTTTACCTGTGACGGATGTGGGGAGAAAGTCAATGGCTAAGTGCGGAGTATGCGACCAACACTACGGCGAAATGCTGGTAAAGCACGGCGAAGTCTGTGAGGATGACAGAGTGGGGGAGAGAGTGACCTACTCACCGGAGATAGATGACCTAATCAAAATGGAGGAGGAGTTTCGTGGCTAACTGTAAAGAGGATAACTGTAAGAACGAGGTAGATTTTTTCTACTACTGTGATGACCATTTCAAAACAGAGGAGGAAGGTAATGAGTAAGACAAATGTAATCGAGTGTGACTGTGTAGATGTGTGCGGTTGGACTAAAGACCACACACTAGAGAAGCAGGGCGAGTGGTGGGTTTGCTCTAACTGTGGAACCGAACTGTGGGATAAGGATGAGAAGGAACAGTTGATTTCTTTTGACTGCTCAATACACGGAGAACAGGACTGGATGAGATAATGAACAAAGAATACTATCAAGCAAAGGCAGACCTCTGCCAAAGACTAGCTATCAAGCAAATGACAGAGGGAGAACACAAGGAGGCGGGGGCTAACTTGATCCGTATGGTCAATGCCCTTAGCCAAATCGAATATCTAAAACACAAGGAGGAGAAGGACAATGCCTAGATATGAAGTGCGCTTAGTAATAGAAACAGATGAGGGCAACCCTAGCAAGTGGCTATGGACAGATCTAATTGGTAGTGAAGTGTTATCAGTAGAAGCTAATCTAATAGAGGAGAAAGACAATGCGTGAGTATCAGATAGACAAGGTAGAAAGTTATTACATAAAGGCTAACTCAGTAGAGGAAGCGAAGGCTATCGTGGCAGAGTTAGATAATAGCTCTGCTCACAATGTTAGTTATGAGGCAGTATGGGCAGGGGCAGAGGAGGAGTCCTATGCTGGGCTATAAGACGGAGGATATTTATACAATGATACAGGCGTTAGGAACTGCCTATGAAATTATTGACGAGGCAGAAACCGAGAAGGGTATCTCAGATACCATTGACTTTTTGACAGGACTATTAGAGGAGGGAAGGGTATGAAGCTGGTCAATTTTTTCGAGGTTATGGACAGGCGTGGCGATATTGCTTGGGGTGGGGCTAGTGTCACCGAAGCGGTGGAGTGGTTCAGACGAGGGCTAGACAACTCTATATTCGTGAGCGTGTGGAACGAGGCAGATGTTGAGGAACCTGTCCTAGTCACCGACAAGATAGAGGTCACCGCCCTAGTGCTAGCTACCATTACGAGTGAGAGGGCGAGAGCGTGATAATTCTAGGAGTGATAGCGGTCACCATAATTGCCTACCTGCTAATAGTGTGGGAGGATAACCTCAATGACAGACACAAGTAGAAGGGTGGATACCGCAGTAAAGCAAGCGGTAAGACAACGCAACTATCGAAGGGTCAGAGATCGCGCACTAAGGCGATTAGCCAACCTCTACCCCGACCAATACCGAGAACTATTCGAGGAGGAGAGGGCGAAAGATGAAGCGCAGGACAAGGTTTGGCTTGATATTACTGGCAGGACTCGTTCTAGTGTGGGCTTACCAACCTCACACACAACAGGTGAAACTACCCAAAGACTTACTTATAGTCAGCAAGAAGGCAACGTGGGAGGAGAAGGGTGAGAACAAGGACACCGCGAAGCAATACGCCTGGGTTGCGTTTGGTTGGAGAGGGAGAGAGTGGCTCTGCCTCCACGATTTATGGACCCGTGAGAGCAGGTTTGACCACCTCGCCAGCAACCAACAAGGAAGCTCAGCTTTCGGAATTGCTCAGTTGCTTGGAGAAAAGAGTCGAGATCCTAGAGTCCAAATACTTAGAGGTCTGCGATACATTTCAGAGCGTCACGGCACGCCTTGCCGCGCTCTCGCTTACCATAATAAACGAAACCATTATTGACGAGGAGAGAGATAGCAAGTAAGCTAATAGAATTACTGAGATTTACTTATCCTTTCTCTCAGTAATAGATAACCCCGCAGACAGAGAGTGCTAACTGCGGGGTTATTTTATTTATTATCGGTGGAATAGAAGCCGCTTCCCTTGAAGTGGGTAGGAGGGGACTCCCACTTTCGGTTCAGTGTAGAGGAACACTGAGGGCACTCATACTCCAGCTCGATGTCGTGGATACTGCGGATAACGAGGAGGGTGTTACCGCAGTTAGGACACTCGTATTCGTATTTCATTTTACCACCACTATTGCTGAGGGAAATGGGGCAGAGTTTTTCTGACCACCAAACTTCAATCTGCCTTTGATAAATCTAACCTCGTGCTGGATACAGTAACTATGCCACCAGTTTGTATCAGTTCTAGCAGGGACAAGACAGACAACTGTTCCACCTAACTTAGCCTCTTTGTTTGCCTTCTCCATCCACTTGCCTATGACCCTGCCATATGGAGGGTTGAGCCATATCGGTTTGCCTTCAGCATCCATATTCCAGAGGCGACCAAAGGCATCTCTGCGTGCTGCTTCAGGGTGATCAGGTCCATACCAGTTATCAGGTACTAGAGTGGATGTAGATAAAGCTGCGGCATCTAAACCAAAGTTGAACTCATAGTTTAGTTTGTCAAAGAAATCTCTAGGCGTACTCCAAGTATCGTCAAGTGAGGTACGCATACCGCTAGTAAATCCTCTTGTCATTGGTAAGGACTTTCTCCACCTAGATTATTCTGTAGTTTGCGTAAAGCATTTTGGCAACGCCTATCGGCAGTAGAGGTAGCGCACTCTAGATAAACTGCCAGCTCTTGAAGGGTATTGTTCTCGTGGTATCTCTTGATGAGAATATCTTTATCAGCAACATCTAGTTTGAGATAGGCCTTCTTGATGTCAATGAGTGTGGCTAACAAGTTGCCGCCTTCAGCGGGAGCTGACTGCTTCTTAGGCTGACCATCATTGATCAAGTTCTGTGCCTGTTCTAGCACGGTGTTATCTATAACCGAGGCGATAACGTGAGGTAGAAGTTGAGCAATAACAAAGGTGTCATAGAAGGCTTCATCTCCAGGCTTGTATCCACTACGAACCGCCTTCTCTTTACGAGCGTAGCGTTCAGCGTGACGCTTCATCTGCCAAGCAATACGCTTCTCGTTGATAGTTCTTTGTAGTGCGTTCTCCTCTGACAGTAGGCCATCAAGGTGAGTAACGCGGGTGAGATACCAGGAGTAGCACTCCTGCACCACATCATCTCTATCCACATATCCCCGATACCTACGGGCAATAGTGTTGGCTACGCTAGGAGCTATGTCGTATATCGCTGGGTGAATGTTATTCACGTTTGTTATCTTTCTTATCCGTGTA